ACCGCCGAGCAGACCCCAGATGCCGCAGCGCACTTCTAGCGTTGCGAGCTTCTTCTCGGTGTCTGTCAGCCGCGTGTAGAGCCGTTCCATGTCGCGTTTAAAATCGGCGCGTTCCTGGCGAATTTCTGTCGCCAGACGTTCAAGTTCTCGCATTACAAGCTCGCGGTACTCAGGCCACCCGTTGCCGTCGGTCATTGCACGGCACCGGGGTTGGTGTAGCCCGTAGCTTGGTCAATGGCGTCGATCGGCGCAGCTTGTGCGGCTTCAGCCATGTTTTTCTGAGACGCGCTGACTTGCTGCATCGCCTGAGCTTGCTCCATCGCAGCTTGCTGTTGAGCACGCGCGACGCGCATCTCGGCAACGTCGTCTTCGTCTGCAAGCAGATCAGGGTCAATGCCCAGCATCGTGGCGTACTGCTTGCCAACGGCGTCAGCGTCTACAAGGTCGAGCACTTCAGGCTTCATGCCCGCCACTGCGCCTACAGTTTGCAGCCACCGGTCAATGGCGTTGATGCCGATGCCGCGCTGGGCTTGCGCTAGCGGCGACACAAACTCCACGTCCAGCGTCGTGTCTTGCAGTTCTTGCGGCACCGGGGGCAGCAGTTGCGCTTCGGCGAGGTAGTAGAAGATCAAGTCGATCAGCGGCTTTAGCCCGTCGTCAAACAGCCGCTCCAACATCGGGCCAAGCATCAACAGCTTCTCTTCGTTGCGCTGCATGACCTCGCGCGCCGTCATCGTCTTGTCGATCTGCTGCAGCATGATGAACAAGTCGGTGAACATGGTGCGCCTAATGCGCCCCCGCACGTCGTTGATGTCTTCAAGCAGGCCACGCAAATCCAGCGCTGTTTCAAACAGCGGACGCACGCCAGCTTCACGGCCTGCGTTGGGTGTCGTGGTCAGACCGCCCGGCTCGGCGTCAACCTCGCTGTGCTTCATCCCAGGCGGGATCTGCAGCGGCGGTCGCGTCTGGTAGTCGATCACCTGACCCTTGCGCTCTTGTTGGTGCTGCAACTGGATCGCGTCACCCAGCGCCTCCATGCCCGGCCCGTTGCCGTAGATGTCGCCGCCGCTCACGTTCCAGCGGAACGCAAGCACGGGGAACACGTCAAAGCCGCCGTCACGCAACGGCGTCTTGCGCCGCTGCAGTTCGCCACTGTAGGCGTATTCGAAGTACACGCTGCGATACTTCAGCTGATCTTTGAGCGCGCTGCCCTCAACGTAGCGGTCGTCGTTCGGCTCGATGGCGTGGACGATGTGGACTTCCTCTTCGAAGTCCTCGTGGTCAAACGCCTGCTGCACCTCGTCGCTGCAGTTCTCGTAGCCGAACTCACGCACACACTGCGCGATCGTCATTTCGAACTCGCGGTAGCAAGTGTTGACGTCCCCTTTGGCGTCGGTTGCGAGGTAGTACTGGCCCGCGGTGAGCGGGTAGGCGTGGAACAGACTCTCTTCGTCTGGCAGCAGAATCAGGACAGCCGTGCCAAAGACCGCCATCTCTTCGTACGCGTTGTGCAGCGCGTGATACAGGTTGGACCCGTTGATCCAGCCGCGCATCCGCTCCGCGACCTCAGTCAGCCAGCCACGAACGACAGCTGAATCGTTTAGCTCGGTGTCGCGTGTTTCCAGTCTAAACCAAGGCCGCGCAGGCGACGTAGCGCCTGACATCAGCCCGGCAGCAAGCGTTCGCACAGCCTGGAGTGGCGTGCTGTCGATGATTGAGCCGTGTCGTTGGTCGCCCACGTTGCGGTCGTGAACGAAGAACCGGCCACCAAACGGCAGGAAGTTCTCGCTCAGCACCTCGTGGTGTGCGCGCCACCCTTGATGGTATTCGTTGCGCAGCGAGTTGTAGCGGTCCGCCATCCGCGAGACGAGCGGACGTGGGTCGCGGTAGCGAGTTTGGGTCATTGGCCGAGCAGTTTGTTACGCCCCATTTGCCCGGCTTGACCGCCGAGTCCTGCGGGTCCGGTCTTGAATGTTGAGTCAGCGCCTGCGGGCTTCTCAGCCTCGGCGATCAGCGCGCTGACGTCAGGCGCTTCCTTCGACTGCCGAATAGCGTCTGTGCGCTGCTGACGCGCTTGAGACGCCGCCTCCCCTTCGGCAACCTGAGCCGCGCCTTTAGCCCGCGCTTCGCCACGCGTACGCGCCCGCTTACCTGCCTTAGCAGATTGGTCTGCGCCAATGGCGCCCCCAACCGCGCCGAGCGCGCCTACAACAAGAGCAACAGTACTTAGAGCCGCCATAATTAGATCGCTTTCGCAAACGCCCGCTCAGTCATCGTGTAGCCGAGACGTTCAATCAACGCACCCGCGGGCTGGGCGGCGTCTGCAAACTCAACGTCAGATAAAACAACGCGCGCGACGCCTCGGTCTTTAGCCCAGTCTTCAAACGCACGAACAAGCCGCGCAGCCGTCGACCCGCCTCGATGCTTTGGGTCAACCCACCACGCTAGCTCCGCGGCGGACCAGTCTAGCGAGTCAAACCACAAAGGCAGCGCCATGCCGAGCAAGAACCCGGCAACTTCGCCGTCAGCTTCTGCGACGAGCACTACGCCGTCAGGGTTTGAATGCACAGCGTTAAACGTGGCTTCAAGTCGAGTCGCGTCGACAGAGCCTACCCGCGGCATCTTGAGCTTGCCTACGAACTCGGCACCGAGCCGAGCTACAGCTTGGCAATCTTCAGACGTAGCCTCGCGGATAATCACGGCTGAAAGATGCCGTGCCTAACCCCAGGCCGCAAGTGGGTCCGGCCCCTCTACGTGCGATTTCTCAGCCTAGAATACGGGTTGTGGCTGACGTAACGCCTTTTCCCGGCAGGCACGTACGTCCGATACAACTCGTCTTCCACCATGTCTTGTGGACCGTCGACCACGGCGCTGAACGTGCAAGCCAGCGCATCGGCTAGGTCTGGCGAGCCTGCCTTGGGCAAACGCTTCTTGATGTCGTCTTTGCCCTCCAGCACTCGACGCTCTCGTTTGTCGTAGCTGTACGTTGGCGTAGCTAGCTCCATGCGCAGCTTTTCGTCATCTGGGATAGCGCCGCCCGCCATGATCCAGTCACGCATGCGCCACCACATCTCGGTGCGGTGGTTGTTGAACAGCTTGTCGTCGTCTGCCGCGCGCCCGAACGGCACCTCGATGACGGTGTGACCCAGCTGCCGCAGCCTGTCGATCACCCCTGCTCCAGCGCCTGCATCCACGAACACGGCGGCTGGCTCGTGTTGTGCGATCTGCTGCGACACGAGCGACGCTAGCTGCATGTTGTCCATGCCGCGCTTGACGATCGGATCAAACATCTGCAGCCCTTGCCTACGCACAATGACGCTGCGGTCACTGCCAAACCGCGCTGGGTCGACGCCGATCACCACGGGGGCGTGATCAATCTCGCCTGGGCGATACACACGCTGGCTGGCGTCGCGCACGTCCAAGATCGACAACAGCTGATCGTCGCCCTGCACGTCCCAGTTGTTGAGCATCTCGCGCTCAAACGCAGCGTCGCTCATCTCGTCGCGCATCGACTCGATCTCCGACTCGATGATGGCTTCAGTCTGGTAGCACGTCCAAGACGCTACACGCCATTCAGGCTGGTCTTTGTCCTGCAACTCCAAGCCGCGCACGTAGACGTCGTAGAACAGGTCGATCGACTTGACCGTGCCGATGAAGATGCCCCAGCCTTGCCGGTCAGCCAGCGTGGGTCGCACGACCTCGTCCCACAACTCAGGCTCCATCTGCGCCACCTCGTCAAGCACCACGCCGTCAAGGTAGATCCCACGCAGCGCGTCAGGGTTGTCAGCCCCGTACAAACTAATCGCAGCCTGATTGTGCGTGAACGTGACGGTCAACTCAGACTCGTTAACCTCGACCATGCCACTCACGATCATGTCGCGCAGCCTGTGCTTGAGCCTGCGCCACACCACGCGCTTCGCCTGCTTGAGCAGCGGCGCGATGTACGCAAACGCGCCTAGCTCGCGCTTGCTTTGCATGGCGCAGTGGATCAACTGCATGATCGCTAGCTCAGTCTTGCCCGCGCGGCGGTGCAGCACCCACACGTTAAAACGACGCATCGCGCGGTGACACCACGTCTGCCACTCGCGCGGCTTGTAGTCGAGTTGAATCGTCATTCCAGCAACTCGCTCTTCTGAATGGTGACTTGCTGCGTGACAACTTGCTCAGGCTCAGGCACGCCCGTCACCACGATGAGCCGCGAGTCGCCGGTCTGTTCGATCTGCCGCTTCTCTGCGTAGCGATGCGAGAACCGACTTAGCATGCGGATGCGCGCGTCCACCCTGAGCCGTGGGTCAGCCATCGGCGTGAAGTCACGCCCGTCCGCGATTGAGATGACCTCTTCAGCCATCATGTCCAGCCCCTTGTCCTTAGCGTCCGCGAGACGTCTCGCGAAATCGGGGAACTGGTCTCGCCAACGCTGCACTGTAGCCCTGCTTGGGCGCCCCTCGGGACGGCAGTAATCCACCATAAGTCCGCCACCCAACACATGTTCGACCAACGCGTCCATGTGTTCGAACGGGTCGTAAGTGACGTCGCCAGCTGGTCTCCCACGCCGCTTTAATTCGTGGGGCTGTTTTTTAGGTGTCGCCATCAGGGGTGCCGAATAATCCGCAGCAGAGTGCCGTTGAGAACCATGTTGGCTGTGCCGTCAGCGTCAGCCTCGGCTTGGAACTTGAGCTTGTCGCCGCTGCTCAGGCTGAGGATGGTGCTCAGCGTGACCACGCCAGTGTTCTGGTCGGTGTCACGCGAAGAGTAGTTGCTAGCCGTGTGCATGCTCTGGCGCACAAACCCGCTGCCCGTGTCTAGCCACGTCCGACAGAACGCCTCGATGCGGTTGTTGCCGCTCATACGGAACGAGCAATCGATCTGGTAGCGCCCCGCCGCAGAGATGTCGATCTGCGTAGCATCGCTGTCGTTGACGACGATGTTGTTGGTTGAGTCCGCCAGCGCATCCGATGACGAGGTGTCCCACGATGCGTAGATGGTGGTGTTCGCGACCGACGCCGTCGAGGTGCCCACGGCCAGCATCGTGCTCACCTTGGCGTCCGCGGCTAGCTTGGCTGCCGTGACGTTGGCGTCCGTGATCTTGACGGTGGTCACCGCGTTGGTGGCGAGCCGCGCGGCGTCGACAGCGCCGTCCGCGATGGCGGCACTGCCTACCGCATCGTCGGCGATAGCCGCTGCAACCACAGCGTCGTCCGCGATGTGCTCGCTGCCGATGGCGTCGTCAGCAATCTTGGTCCCGTTGACAGCATCTGCGCCAAGCTTAGTCGTTGTGACTGCGCCCGCGTTAATCTTGGCTGTAGTGACAGCGTCGTCTGCGATCTTGGCTGAAGTAACGGCGCTGGTCGCCAACTTGTCGGCGTTGATCGCACTGTTCAGCACCTTGCTGCCTTCGACTGCGTCCGCGGCCAGCTTGGTCGCCGTCACTGCGCCGTCAGCGATCCGGCTAGCCGTGACCCAGCCGTCAGCTTGAGTCGCGTCTTGCACGGTCTGCTGTTCGTCTTGGCGCAAGATGAGCCGCTTTACGAACCGGTGTAGCTTGAGGATGTCCACCAGCTGAGTTTTACCACGCTTAGTTGCTACCGTCATCCGGCTCGAAGCTGACCACGACGTAGCCTTCCACGAACTTCGGGGCGACAGAACACTTTCGGACCCTGACTTCAATGATGTCCGAGTCATCACGGTCAGCGGCAGCGACTAGCCCGTCGATCGCCGCCTTCATAGCTGCAAGCAAGTTGTCTAGGTCGTAACGGCGACGCGTCGGCGGATGCACGCTGAGCACCGCGGTCACTGGACCCTCAGGTAATTTCAGCCCAATTGAACGGGCGTGTAGTTCTGCGTCCTGGCGCTGCTTCTTGCGAGCCTTGCCCAGCACCGTCCAATGCTTGCCCTTCGACCGGTTCGGCCAGCACTCCGTGCGCGGCCACTCAAGAATCATTGCGTTTACCATGCTTCAGTTCCCAACTGGTTCCCACCTGCTAACCATATATATGAAAAAACCCCCGCACCCCCTAGTGGTCGGGAACCACTTCGGGGGAAGGTTGCGGGGGACAGGTTCCCGAGGTTCCCGAACAGGTTCCCGCTCAAATCTGGGAACCACTTAGCCAAGGAGATCCTCCACCCGGTAGATGGTCCTGCGACCGTCAGCAGACGACACGATTCGATGTGCTGCGGCCGCCCGTCGCACCGCATCCAGCACGTCCGACCGCCTGCCCGCCACGAGCGACACCAGTTCGTTCGCCGTCTTGCCAGGATGGTCGGCCACCGCCGTCACCACGCTCTCCACCAGCCCGCTGACTCGTTCTTCTCGACGATCCGCTTGGCGAGCGTCGTCCGCCTGCTCTGCCGCCCGCTCGGCCTCTTCACGCTGCTGACGCTGGACCTCGTCTTCAGCAGTCAGGTAGCCGCCCTCCTGGCGGACCAGCATGACCGGCTCGTCCATCGGCGGGGCGAGGTTGTTTTTCTGCATTTCAAACCGGACACGCCCGTCATCGACCGTCAGTAGAGAAGCACCCCACCGCACTGCGTCGATCAAGCCCGTCACGCCTCGCTGCTCAGCTGAGCCTTGCGCCCTGGCTTGCTTGCTTGTGTGGCCCACGCCCAGCACGGTCGGGTTGCCTGGAGCGCGCGTAAACCGCTCCAACTCCTGCACGAAGCGCGTAGCTAAGATGTTGTCAGACTCGACGTTAACGCCAGCGAAGCGGCTGATCGGGTCAACCACCACCAGCCCCCAGTCTTCGCCGTCGTCCAGACGCTGAGCTAGCCCCGTGCTGTGACCCGTGCTGCTCGCCTCCGAATCTAGCAGCGGCAGCGCGTGGCCTGCGAGCGGCACGCAGAGCACCCGCTGGCGCACGGCTTCCATCTCGATGGCGTCCAGCCCCATGTTATCACAGGCGAAATAGAGCTTGCGTGCGGCCTCGTCAGCGTCTTCTTCTCCCATCAGGAAGAGCACGCGCTTGCCGCACGTCTCGCCCAGGCGGAAGTGCCCGAGCCAAGGGCGCCCGGTAGCCACGCTCACGGCTAGCTGGATCAGCGCCGTGGTCTTGCCCGTCCCGCCCGCAGCCGAGAACAGCCCGACCTTGCTGCGAGGCAGCAGCCCCACACCATCTGGTCGGTTCAGCAGATACTCGCGCGGCGGCGGGATGGTCGACCAGTCTGGCTGGACCGGCTCGATGCTGTAGAGCGGCGACACCTTTACCGCAGCCTCTTTAGATGCCTCGACTTGAGCGTCTAGCTCCGGCTCTTCTAACTCACCAAACGCCTCGACAACTTGGTCTTCTTGCTCCTGCAAGTAGGCAAACGCGCGCGTCAGGTCCGCGGTTACCCACGCTTCGCGCCCGTAGCGCCCAGGGTCGAGGCTGTTCTCGATGTCCCCGCGGCCCCACGCCGTGTGGTTCAGCAAGTATTGCAGCGCCACGTCGCCGTGCCCCAAGCACGCCTTAGCCACCATGACTTCCAACGCCCAGAAGGCGTCGCTCGCCGACGCGTAGGGTGAGTCCTCGTACTGCCATCGGCCTTCAAGAAGCGCTTTGCCGTCCGGCTGCTCAGCTACAAACTGGTCGATGTCGTTCCGAAACGGCACCGGCTCGGAGCTAGTCGGCAGACTATCGAGTCGCGCTTTCTCGTCTGGCACCCAGTCGAAATGCCGAAACAGATCGTCCAAGTCGACGCGCGTGACGTCCTTGTTCGTGCCGGGAAGGTGCTTGCCCGTGACTGTGACAAACCCGCCTGCTTGGTTGACCCCAAACAACTGGACCTCGACGCGCTTCGCGCAGCCCGGCACGGGGTCAGCGTCGATGGGCAGCACCGTGCTGATGTTGCGGCGAGGCAGCTTGTCGACAAGCACCCACTGGCGCAGCCCAAAGCCTGAAGGGCTTGCTTCCGTGAACGAGTTACCAAACGCCGCAAGCGCATCGCGCGCCCACGGGCTAAGTTGCCCGGTCTCTGGGTCGCGGCAGTTGTCGTAGTCGAGCGCGATCAGGTAGCCGCGCGGCGTCTTGACCCCGTTGGTTGTGATGAAACCAATGCCCGAAAACTTGTCGGGTGCGCGCTGCGTCGGACCCGCAACTTCCTCAAACTTGCGTTGCGACGCCTCGTCGAGCGTGCGGCAGTCTGGCACTTTCGTCCAACTGCCCTGGCGATTCTTGCGTAGGTTCCAGCGGCACCAGCGAGCACTGTTGCGCAAGATCAGAGGCACAAAGTGTTGTGCATCGTCGGGTGTTGGGCTACTGTTGATTGTGGTCATCACGTCGTCTCCGATGATCGAGTCAAGGGGTCGGCCCCAGCGGAATTGAGAGAACCGCTGGGGCCATCTTTTTGTCAGGGGTGCATAACCGAAGCCAGCCGTTGCAAACCGACTGCGCCCGGCTAGACTGCCGCATCGTGCAGCTTTACCCGCATCAACGTGCCGCCGTCAACTTCTTAAAGCAAAGAAAGACGGCATGCCTTGCCGACGACATGGGTCTAGGCAAGACCATCAGCGTCGCCGTCGCCGCGCGCGAGCTAGGTCTACGCTCGGTTTCTATCGTTGCGCCTAGCGTCGCCCTTTGGAACTGGCAGCGTGAACTGCGCAAGTGGGCGGGCATTGAAGCCGCAGTGCTAGACTCTACGCGCGCAGCACGGACAACGCCGCGTTGCCCGTTCTTAATCGCCCCGCACAGCCTGTTGCGCAGCGAACCGGTGCGCGAGCGTCTAGCAGGCGCCGACTTGCTTGTTGGTGATGAGGCGCACTGCTTCAAGACGCCGACCGCCGCGCGCACCCGCAAGTTCTACGGCTTAGCTACAACTGCAGATCGGACGTGGTTGCTGACTGGCACGCCGATGCCGAACAACGCCAGCGAACTGTGGACGATGCTGCACCACCTGCACGACGACTTCCCTGAACGCTTCCGCGCGTTCCGCGAGCGTTACTGCGAGCTACGCCCATCCAACTTCGGTGACGGCTGGAAGATCGTAGGCAACAAAAACGCGCGTGAGCTACGGGAGCGCATGAGCAACTTTATGTTGCGGCGCAAGAAGACTGACGTTCTTGACCTACCACCCAAGCGCGTCGAGGTCGTGACCGTGCAGCCTACTGAGATGCCGCCGGGGTTGGATGAGCTAGAGCGCAAGCTGCGACGTCGCGCAGTCTCAGCTGACGGCATTCGCGCACACGACGACGTCACGTCAGCTGAGACGCCCGAAGAAGCGTTCCAGGCGCTGCGGGATCACGAGCACCTGTCGCGGTTCCGCAGGCTGAGCGGGCTGGCCAAGGTCGAACCTGCAGTCGAGATGGTGCGCAACGAGCTAGCCTACCAAGACTGCATCGTGCTGTTCGCCCAGCACACCGAAGTCATCGACCAGCTAGCTGGTGGACTGGCGGCCTACCGCCCCGTGGTAGTCGACGGGCGCACGTCCGCGGCGGATCGGCAACGCGCTGTCGACGCGTTCCAGTCTGGGCAAGCTGACGTCTTCATCGGCCAGATCCAGGCGGCGGGCACCGCCATCACGCTGACCCGCGCGACCGAAGCGCTGTTCGTCGAGACGAGCTACACGCCCGGTGACAACGCGCAGTGCGCCGACCGCATCTACCGCATCGGCCAGACCAAGCCGGTGCGCGTGCGGATGCTGGCCCTAGCGCACAGCATCGACGAGATCGTGACCGAAGTGCTGCAGCGCAAGGTCGCGATGATCTCGGAACTACTCAGCTGAAAAAACTTTGTTTCAGGCAGAAAAAGATGAAGTAGTCGGTTGACGTCGGTCGATGTCGGGTTATGTTGTCCTCAGTCGCGGCAAGTTGCCGCTCCCGTTTTCACTCTTACCGGAGACTAGACCCATGACCCACACTACTGACCCTTTTGCTCAGCTGCGCTACGACGTCGAACTCGGCACTGCCGCCTACCGCGTTGACAACGGCCCTAACGGCGTCCGCACGGTCGACCCTAACCTTGGTCGCATCGCGTGGCGCACCGACACTGGTGAAGCCATCGGCATGGTCGGCGGCAAGCAGACTGTGATCCAGCCGTCCGAGACCGTCGAGGTCTTCGAGCACCTGCTGGAGAGCGGCCACATCAAGGAGCGCAACCTGCGTGCGTTCGCCTGGAAGGGCGGCGCCAAGATCGCTGTGATCGCTGAGACCGGCAAAGAAGCCGAGATCAAGACGCAGCGCAAGGTCGGCGAAGTGATTCGCCAGCGCATCTTCAGCTACGACTCGTTCGACGGTAGCGCCGCTCGGACCATCGGCAGTGCCGACGAAGTGCTCATCTGCACTAACGGCATGGTCCGCTTGGACAACCAAGCAGTGTCGCGCATGCGTCACACGCCGTCGATCACGCAGCGCAACCAAGAAGCCGTCATCGCTCTGCGTCAGCAGTTCGACAGCTTCGAGAAGCAGCTTCCGATGCTGCAGCGTCTGGCTGACTCCAAGCTGAACGACCGAGGCTTCCAAGCCATCCTCGACGAGTGGTTCCCACGCGACGAGAACAACGAGCGCACGACGCGCAGCCAGAATCAGGCTGACAAGGTCGAGCGTCTCTACCACACGGGCGCTGGGGCTGACCCAGGCAGCTTGTGGGGTGCTTACCAAGCGGCGACCAACTGGTTGTCGCACCACCGTGGCCGCGACGCTACTCGCGAAGAGGCCAACCTTGTCGGCGTCGGTGCCAACCAAAACCGACGCATCCTGCGCGACCTCGTCGCGCGTGCCGAAGCCGCCGCTGCCCTCTGAGGGTAGCGGCCCAACCTGGAGACGACCGATGACTAACGACTTCTACGTTGAATGCGACATCTGCGACGAGCGGTTCTGGTTCGCTCGCAGCGAGTCGCCCACGAAGTGGGTGGCTGAAACCGAGACTCTTGACGGCGAGGTGATTAACTGCTGCCGCAGCTGTGACTCGGAGATGGCCGTTGCCCAAAGTCTGTGATTACTAACGCCGCCCCTAGGGGCGGCAACTTAACCCCTGGAGAAGACCAATGACCGACATCACGATACTGAGCGACTACGTCGTTCCTACTGACGACCACGCGCGCGACACGTTCGTCTACCGCGTGCAGACTGAAGAAGGCGACACTAGTTGGAGCCGCACAGAAAAGCGCGCGCTTGCTGAAGCGCGCGACATGGCTGAGATCCACGACCTTGGCGTCACGGTTCAGAAGTTCACGTTCAAGCTGTCCAAGAAAGGCGTGCTTGACCTGCTCAGATTAGGAGGCGCCTGAAGCGGGCGTCTTCGTGTGGGCTGCTGCAGCCCTGGTCGTGCTGACCAAGTTCGGAGACTGCTGGTCTACCCAGCAGCACGTTCGCTCAGCTGACTCGGAGACCAACCCGTTCGGCAAGATGCTGATGCGCAAGCTCGGCTTCCTT